ATGAAGAAAAAAGGTTTTGCTCGTGGTGGTGCCAAACGTAAGTAATGCCATATTTGCAAAGCAACATCCCGCATTTTCATTGCTGGGTGCGAAGAGAGTTCACGCATAATCACGAGAAGTATCATGGAGAGTTTCTCCATGCCATGGTTATAGCAGTCAATACGATTCCAGATCGTTCTTTAAGCTTTCAAGTTATTTTTACAGGCTGTGAAAGTGACGATTCGGATGAGGAAAACATCCACGGGGGTGCCATGTGGGCTAGAATGCCTATCACGGCCCTCGTGGCAGATACGCCACTTGAGGAGTGGCCAGAAAGAATGGTGACCCATCATGCCCAACCGTGGGACTGTAGTTCTAGAAATCATTCTGTGATAGTGTACGATAGAACAAGTTCTAGCCCTTGGCTTTGTAAGATTGATGGTGAGTTTTATACGGGTAAATATATGTTTACGGTTGATTACACGGAGTCTTCTATTTCGGATGATCCCGCCCAGCATAAACAAAGTCATGTGATCGAACTTACAGACGCTGGAAAATGGACAGGTAACATAATTGCATTACCCAACAACCGAGTTAGGACAACAAGTCCCGCTTTATGGGAAACAGGTGAAGGAGCCCCTGATTTTAAACCAAGTCAATGGATGCATAACGCAGAATCTGACGACAGTTACATGGACCCTTCGGTGACTTTTGATAATTTGTACAACAAGAAGTAATGTTTCACGTGAAACAATATGGCTAGAAAACGAGAAAAACCAATTAGTCGCACTACAAGGGGCAAAGGTGCTAATTACCGCCCCACCAAGAGTGGTGCCGGGATGACTAAGAAAGGCGTTGCAGCGTACCGTAAAGCCAACCCAGGTTCTAAACTCAAGACGGCTGTAACGGGTAAGGTGAAAAAAGGAAGCGCAGCGGCGAAGCGTAGGAAGAGTTATTGCGCTAGATCTGCTGGACAGTTGAAACGTAGTTCTGCCAAAACAAGAAATGATCCAAATTCTCGTATTCGGCAGGCTCGTAGAAGGTGGAAGTGCTAATGGCAAAAGACGCTTGTTATAAGAAAGTCAAAGCAAGGTACAAGGTATTTCCTTCGGCCTATGCTTCCGGAGCGATTGCTAAATGCCGTAAGGTAGGCGCCAGCAATTGGGGCAACAAAACCAAAAGAGCTGTAGGCGGCACGGTCAAGACCAACGGTTGTGGTGCGGTTATGTCGCGTCACAGTGGCCGCAAGGTCAAGGTTTTTTGATGGCTGTTCGTAAGACAGCGAAGGGCGCGGCACTTAAACGTTGGTTTAAGGAAGACTGGGTGGATGTTAGAACGGGAAAAGCTTGTGGCAGAAAAAAGGGTGAGAAGCGAGGAACGCCCTACTGTAGACCTAGTAAACGTGTGTCGAAGAAGACACCAAAGACATCAAGTGAGTTAACATCTTCTGAAAAAAGGTCTAGGATTTCACAAAAGAAAAGGCTAGGACAACCGGCAGGGAAGCCTAGAAGAGTTAAGTCTGTAAAGCGGTATACGGGTGGCGCTGTTAAAGTGAGGATTTTCTGATGGCTAAAAGTAGAATGGTAAACCAGATGTCTGAACAGATGGACATCCCTAAATCGGAGGCCAAGGGTCTTATGAACAAAGCTAAACAAATGAATGATGTGGAAATGGCCGAAGGTGGTTTGAACGAAGGTCAGAGAGCCCTGAGAAAAGAACGTCCAGACATTGTCGCTAAGATGGAAGGCGTGTCCGAGAAAGAAGTCATGGGGATGGCCGAAGGTGGAGCAGCAAGAGCTTTTAGGTATAACGACAACGGTGGAAAAGGAACTTTCTAATGGCTAACGGAAGAACAATTTCTAATGCAGATCGAAGAAGAGCCCGTGCTATGCTCAATGAATCAGAAAAAACACTTTCTCAAGAAGATATGGAGGAAGCTCTAAGGAGATTGTTTGGTGAGGGGGACAGCAGAAACGTGTCGGATGCAGATCGTAGACGAGCAGATATCATATCTGGGATGGGTTCAGTGGGTAATCGTGCTGATGGTGGCACCATAACCATGCCCGAAGACTTAGGCTACATGGTTGGTGGTGCGATGAAAGAGAAGAAGCGCGGCCCCATCAAGTACGCTGCTGGTGGCGCTATCAAAGGTAAAAAATTCTCAGGTATCTTTTAATGGCCGACCCAACGACCTTTGCATATGCCGTATTAAAGGCTATACAGGGTCGCATAGAACTAACGCAAGATTCTATCCTTCACGGCAGTCCTAAAGACATGGAGTCCTATAAGCTGCTGATCGGAGAACTGAAGGGATTGGAGTTTGCAGAACAAGAGATAAGGGATCTCTTGCAATCATCGGAGGACTGATGTCTAAAACTCTCTACGTTCCAGATCATGTTCTGGATTCGCAAAAGAAAGATGCAACTGTAGCTAAAGCTTACATAGACAAGAACGATAAAGTTCTTGATCCATCTCTCGTTTCCAAAAACTTAAAAGAAAGACTCCCCCAGCCAACAGGCTGGCGTCTTCTTGTCATGCCTTACATGGGGAAGGCCACCACAGACGGTGGCATACATATTCCTGATGCTGTTCGTGATAGAGAAGCACTCGCTACCGTGGTTGCGTATGTCTTGAGGGTTGGTCCTCTTGCGTACCAAGACCCCGGTAAATTTGGCCCAGATGGGCAATCTTGGTGTAAGGAAGGTGATTGGGTTTGCATTGGCCGATATGCCGGCGCTCGATTTAAGATCGATGGTGGCGAAGTACGGATCATCAATGATGATGAGGTCATTGCGACAATCCTCGAACCGGATGACATCAAGCATGTATAGAAAGAAGAAAGAGACCATGGAGAAAAACCATGCCTGAAGAGTCCAAGATCGACATAGGTGATGAGGAAGAAAATTCAGTAAGTGTAGACTTATCTGACGATTCCGAAGAGCCCAAAGAAGAGTCTGAAGAAAAAGTTCAAGCTTCCGAAGAGGAACTTGATGATTATAGTTCTGGGGTCAAAAGTAGAATTAACAATTTGACCAAACGTTTCCGTGAGGAAGAACGGCAGAAACAAACTGCTATTGAGTATGCTGAGAATGTCCGCAAAGAGAATGAAGGCTTAAAGGAGCGCATTCAGTCTTTGGACAAAGGCTATCAAGAACAGTTTGAGACTAGGGTCTCTAATCAAATTGAGTCAGCAAAAGAGATTTTAAGACAAGCTCATGAGACGGGCGATGTTGATAAGATTGTTGATGCTCAAGCGGCTTTAGCTGATTTGACTGTTGAGAAGGGAACCTTGAAAGCTGTTAGGGCCGAAAAGGAAGAAGTGCAGACTAAGGAAGAAACGGCGCCTCAACCGCAAGCCGCCCCAGCTGCTCCCGCTGCCCCTGCTCCTCCTCCTGACCCCAAAGCCGAAGCATGGGCTCAAAAAAATGATTGGTTTGGCCAAGATGAAGTTATGACATATGGTGCTTTTGGCATTCATAGGCGTCTGGTCGAAGATGAAGGATTTGACCCAACTTCAGATGACTACTATGCTGAATTGGACAATAGGCTTAGATCAGAGTTTCCTCAGAAATTTGATGCTAAGTCTAAAAGTAACGGGGGAAGCCGGAAGGTTGCGTCAGCCGAGGCCTCTGCATCCCGCAATAGAAGTGGACGAAAAACTGTGCGATTAACGCCTTCTCAAGTTGCTATTGCAAAGAGGTTGAATGTACCGCTTGAAGAATACGCTAAATATGTGAGGGATTAATCATGACTACTGAGAACACAACTCGCCAAAAGTCTACGAGAACGCCGAGAGCCAACCAAACTCGTGCAAGGCAAGCACGCAATGAACCTTGGAAGCCACCGTCCATGTTGGACGCACCACCCGCCCCAGATGGGTACAAGCATCGATGGGTCCGGGCAGAAGTTATGGGTTTTGATGACCGTAAAAACGTATCAGCGAGATCTCGAGAGGGATGGGAACTGGTTCGTGGTGATGAATATCCTGACTTTGAAGCCCCTACTGTTGATGACGGTAAACATGCTGGTGTTATAGGTGTAGGAGGTCTTCTGCTTGCAAGGATTCCTGTAGAGATTGTGGAACAGCGCGATAAACATTTTCGTGATATGACCCGCAATCAAATGGCGGCTGTTGATAACGAGTTAGCTCGTGAGCAACATCCGGCAATGCCTATCAGTAACCCTGAGAGGCAATCTCGTGTAACTTTTGGAGGTCCTCAAAATGAGGACTAGGAGATAGAAAATGGCTAACAGTAATGGAAGCTTTGGTCTACGCCCTCTGATGAAGCAGGGTAGTGCCGCTAACTCCACTGGTACTAATAACTACACGTTCTATGAAATTGCCAATGGCAATACCAATAAGATCTATCAAGGTGCGCCTGTCATTCCCCTTTCAACAGGGTTTATTGACATCGTGGGTGCTGCCGCTGGTGGATCGGTTGGTTTGCTTGGTGTGTTTCAGGGATGCGAGTACGTTTCTAGCACCACTGGAAAACCCGTGTTCAGCAATACTTGGCCGGGATCTGGGGCTGATAGCAATCACCCCGTAAAGGCGATTGTCAATGATGATCCAATGCAACTTTATGTAATTGCATCGGATGCCACATTGACCAACAAAGCTGGGGCTCGTGCCGCAGTTTTTGCTAATGCTAACTTCTCAACCGCAACCACTGGAACGGATGCTACTGGCGTCTCGCTTGGCCGTTTGGCCGTAAGCACGATTGCCACGACAGCCGCTCTTCACATGCGGATCATGGGTTGGGTAGATGACCCTGAGAATGCTGACTTTGCGGCAGCAGGCATTGGCATGGTTGTACGTCTGAACAATCACTTTAACAGTAACAACGGTGCTATCGTAGCTGGTACTCCGTCAACTACTGGCGTATAGGAGGATTAGAAAATGGCTATCAGTAGAGCCCAACTAGCTAAAGAGCTAGAGCCCGGTCTCAACGCCCTTTTCGGCCTTGAGTATGCCCGGTACGAAGACGAATCTGCGGAAATCTATGACACTGAATCTTCGGAGCGTGCTTTCGAAGAAGAAGTGATGCTTTCTGGTTTTGGGTCTGCGCCCGTAAAACAGGAAGGTTCCGCTGTTTCTTTTGACGATGCACAAGAAGCGTACACGGCACGGTATACGCATGAGACTATCGCTCTTGCTTTCTCCATCACGGAAGAAGCGATTGAAGATAATCTTTATGACCGCCTTGCCTCTCGCTATACGAAAGCTTTGGCTCGTAGCATGGCTAACACCAAACAGGTGAAAGCTGCGGCTACGTTGAACAATGCTTTTGATAGCACTTTTACTGGTGGTGATGGTAAGGAGCTTTGCGCTACTGACCACCCATTGGTAAACAATGGCACGCTTCGCAACGAGCCCAGCACTGATGCTGACCTGAACGAAACCAGCCTTGAGAATGCTCTCATTGACATTGCAGCTTTTGTCGATGAGCGTGGTCTTAAAGTATCGGTTCGTGGTCAAAAGCTGATTATCCCGCCGAATCTTCAGTTCGTCGCGGATCGTCTGCTTGAGTCCACTCTTCGCCCAGGTTCTGCGGACAACGATGTTAACGCAATGCGTAACATGGGTATGTTGCCGCAGGGTTACGTTGTTAACCACTATCTGACGGATACGGATGCGTTCTTCATCAAGACGGATGCTCCTCGTGGTTTCGTTCACTTTGAGCGTATGCCCATGTCCACAAAGATGGAAGGCGATTTCGATACTGGCAATGTACGGTTCAAAGCCCGTGAGCGTTACAGCTTCGGTTTCTCTGATCCTCGTTGCGTGTACGGATCTAAAGGCGCGTAAAAACATGGGGGAGGGCAACCTCCCCCATACTTTCTGGGAATCATAGCCCTAGCGACTGTCCCAGCAGACGCTTACGAAGACTCTAGGGCCAATCTCTCGTAAGGAGTTATTTAGATGGGTAACACCACTTTTAACGGTCCCGT